ACTTGATTGGCGTTGCTGGTCAAGGGACTACAATGCGTACAGGCACAGAGCCACGTAACATCCTGCATGGGCGACACGAAGGCGGCACAATCCACGATGAGGTGGGTATGCGTCACTACTACGCTGAGTGGTCTAAGTGGATGGGCGTATCTGCACAAAACCCTGTAGAAGAACTAGCGGAAGAAGCTGCATAGATGGACCCTATTAGCGCAATGGCTACAGCATCGGCTGCTTTCGGTGCTATCAAAAAGGGGATGCAAGTAGGTCGTGACATTGAGTCTATGGCTGGTGACTTGTCTCGCTGGATGAGTGCGCTAAGTGACATTGACCAAGCACAGAAGGAAGCTAAGAACCCGCCTATCTTCAAAAAGCTGTTTAATGGTGCAAGTATTGAAGAAGAAGCTATTGCCGCTTTCGCCAACAAAGAAAAGGCAGCGGCGCAGCGGTACGAACTGCAACAGTGGATTAGCCTGACTATGGGCAAGTCTAAGTGGGATGACCTAGTACGTATGGAAGGTCAGATACGTAAGCAGAGGCAGGAAACACTTTACCGCCAGCGGGAACGCAGACGCAAGTTTGTAGAAATCGTAGCGTGGGTTGTTATGATTGGAATAGCATCGGCACTACTCTACGCATTTGTTATGTTCCTTGTCTCTAAGCAAGCTAGGGCAGACGAGATAAAGTGGACTACATGCAGACTTGTTGCCTATGAAAGAACTAAAGTAAAAGAAAACCCATACACAGAATATATCTGTACGTATAAAGGCGCAAACAATACAATCGAAACTATAACGATTAGCGAGTTTTGTCCACGGCAGTATCAGTGCATCTATAATCCACGTGATAAAGATGAACCTACGCTAAAGGAAACGCTAAAGGCAATTAGGGAAAAACTACAATGAAAGCACCCCAAAAAAGTTTGAAAGCATGGACAAAGCAGAAGTGGCGCACTAAATCAGGCAAGCCTTCTGCAAAGACAGGTGAAAGATATTTACCTGAAAAAGCAATAAAGTCCTTGACAAGTGCGGAGTACTCTGCTACAACTAGGGCTAAGAGAAAAGGTAAGGCTGCAGGTAAACAGCATGTAGCACAGCCTAAAGGTATTGCAAAGAAGACAGCAAGGTTTCGGAGAGGCTAATGTTGAACTTATTGATTGGACCAATTGCTAATTTAGCGGGGACATGGTTAGATGGAAAAGTTGAAAAAACTAAAGCAGAAGCTGCAACAAAAGTGGCAAGGGCTAAAGCAGAAGCTACAGTCATGGAAAGAAAAGCTACTGGCGAGATTGACTGGGATTTGGAAATGGCTAAAGGTAGTCAGTCATCGTGGAAAGATGAGTGGCTTACAATTCTGTTCAGTCTACCTCTTGTTCTTGCGTTCATACCGGGTATGGAAGAAATAGTTGCAAACGGATTTGCGCAACTCAACTCGATGCCTGAATGGTATCAATATTCCTTGGGAGTTATCGTTGCCGCTTCTTTTGGAGTACGTAGCGCAACTAAATTCTTTGGAAAGAAATAGTGTACCATATGTGGGACATGCACAACAGGACTACGGAAGAACAAGCGAGGATTAATCGTGGCAGAAATAACAATGGAAAGATTTCTAAAGTGGAAGATACTACCCCGCTTTATGATGCTGATGATGTCAGTGTCAGCATGGAGAGTAGTGGAATGGTTTATGCTTCTTCCAGACCCGACAACACAACAGTCAGCACTGGTGAGTGTAGTCACGGGGGCAATGACAGGTGCATTTGCGGTGTGGCTGGGACATGAAAAATGAAATATCGTAAAGAAGACTTTATACAGAAACTAATTGCACATGAAGGTTTACGCCTTCAAGTATATCAGGATTCACTTGGAATTGATACTATTGGTATCGGACGTAACCTAGAAGACCGTGGCATCACTAAAGAAGAACTGGAATGGATGGACATACCTAATATGGCTATTGTCCATACTGAAGGTATCACGGAAGCAGATGCTATGTATCTAGCACAGAATGACGTGCAGATTGTCGAGGAAGAACTTGTACGTGCGCACCCTTGCGTAGACAAGCTAGACAGTGTACGTCAACTTGTACTTATGGATATGGCATTCAACATGGGTGTCCCAAGACTGTGTAAGTTCGTAAAGATGTGGAATGCTATCCATGAAGGTAAATTTGATATTGCAGCAAAAGAAATGCTTGACAGCAGGTGGGCAGTTCAGGTAAAATCAAGAAGTACAAAATTAGCAAACGCAATGCACAATGGTGAGTTTTAATGGCTAGACAATTAACTGATAAGCAACAAGCACTACTCAACGTCCTGTTTGAAGAAGCAGGTGGCGATATGGTGCAAGCAAAGAAACTGGCGGGATATGCTGACACTTCTAGTACTGCAGAAATTGTTAAAGGTCTTAAAGAAGAAATACTTGAGGCGACTCAAATGTACATGGCACGTAATGCACCGAAGGCTGCGATAGCTATGACACATGCATTGTATGACCCAACTGAACTAGGCATACGTGATAAGATGTCTGCCGCTAAAGAACTGCTTGACCGTACTGGTCTGGTAAAAACTGAGAAGATGCAGGTAGAAGCATCTGGCGGTGTAATGCTTATGCCACCTAAAGCAGTTGTAGAAGATGACTAGAAGCATAGGTAAGTGGAAGCTACCACAACCAACCGACATTAAAGAAGAAAACGAATGGGTGCAGATACCTCGCATTGCTAGGACTGTACCTTTCGGTTATAAAAGAAATGATGAAGACCCCGACATTCTTGACCCAATACCAACAGAACTTGACCTGCTAGAGAAGGCTAGGTCGCACGTAAATCAGTATAGTTATCGTGAAGTAGCCAACTGGCTAAGTACCAATACAGGAAGGTACATATCTCACGTAGGTCTAAGGAAACGGTTACAGAATGAACGACAGCGTAAGAACCAAGCTAAAAGCCTCCTCAAGTGGGCAGAGTATGCGGAAACGGCAATCGCCAAAGCGAAAAGCCTCCAAGAAGAAAGAACAGGCTCCAAAGCCAACGGTTGATATACAGCCTATTGAATACGAAACACAGGCTATTGAAGAAACACAGAACGTACTATTCAAGCCTAACCCCGGCCCACAGACTGACTTTCTAGCGGCAGCGGAACGAGAAGTACTATATGGTGGTTCAGCAGGTGGTGGTAAATCCTACGCCATGCTATCAGACCCACTACGTTACATGGGGCATCCAGCGTTTAGCGGATTGCTTTTGCGACATACAACAGAAGAACTAAGAGAACTTGTATTTAAGTCGCAGGAGTTGTACCCAAAAATCTGGCCGGGTATTAAATGGTCAGAAAGAAAAATGCAGTGGACTGCACCATCTGGCGCAAGGTTGTGGATGTCATATCTTGATAGGGATGATGATGTCTTGCGTTATCAGGGTCTAGCATTTAGCTGGATAGGGTTTGACGAATTGACTCAGTGGGCCACACCCTACGCTTGGAATTACATGCGTTCACGTCTACGGTCCACTGCACCTGACTTGCCTATCTTTATGAGAGCCACAACTAACCCCGGCGGAAGAGGTCATCACTGGGTTAAGAAAATGTTCATTGACCCTTCACCGTATAATAGAGCCTTCGATGCAACAGATAGCGAAACAGGAGAGGTGCTGCGATACCCTGCAGGACACGAGAAGGCTGGAAAGTCTTTATTTAAAAGGCGGTTTATCCCAGCACGATTATCAGACAATCCTTATCTGGCAGAGTCGGGTGACTACGAAGCAATGCTACTCTCTATGCCAGAGCAGCAAAGACGCCAACTCCTTGAAGGCGATTGGGATATTAAAGAAGGTGCGGCTTTTACGGAATTTGACCGTAATATTCATGTTGTCGAGCCTTTTGATATTCCTCACAACTGGGTTAAGTTTCGCGCTTGTGACTACGGTTACGGTAGTAAGTCTGGTGTTATTTGGTTTGCTGTTGCACCTAATGAACAGCTTGTGGTATATAGAGAACTCTACGTTTCTAAAGTCCTTGCCGCAGACTTGGCAGATATGATACTTGAATTAGAGGCGGGTGATGGAACTATTAAATATGGTGTGCTGGATAGCAGTCTTTGGCATAAGCGTGGTGATACTGGACCGTCTCTTGCGGAGACTATGATTGCACGAGGATGCCGTTGGCGTCCATCAGATAGAAGCCGTGGTAGCCGTGTAGCAGGTAAAAACGAAATACACAGGCGTTTGCAGGTAGATGAATTTACAGAGGAGCCTAGACTTGTATTCTTTAATAGCTGCACAAATACAATATCGCAGTTACCAGCCATCCCGCTTGATAAGAAAAATCCAGAAGACATTGATACGAATAGTGAAGACCACTTGTATGATGCCCTAAGATATGGTATAATGTCCAGACCAAGATTTAGTATATTTGATTATGACCCTATGGGAAGACCAAGTACAGGTATGCGTGTAGCAGACAGCACATTCGGATATTAAGGAAAACACTATGGCAGAAGAAGAAATTATGATTGAAGACGATGCAATTGCACTGGAAGACACAGATGATTCTGTAGTTGTAGATGCGGATGTATCATCCATCATTCCATTTATTTACGAAAGATACCAGCGTTCAGAAGATTATCGTGAACAAGATGAAGACCGTTGGCTACGTGCCTATCGTAACTACCGTGGTCTATATGGCCCTGATGTACAGTTTACTGAGGCAGAGAAGTCTCGCGTATTTATTAAAGTAACAAAGACAAAGACGCTGGCAGCTTACGGACAGATTGTAGATGTCTTGTTTGCTAATCAGCGTTTTCCTTTATCTGTAGACCCTACTGAGTTACCAGAAGGTGTGGTAGAAGATGTTAGCTTTGACCCTAAAGAACCAGAGCAGCTACGTGGTGACACAGCACTGTCTACTAGCCCTTACGGTTTTGCTGGCGATGGCAACGACTTGGAGCCGGGTGCTACTGCACAGTCACTGCAAGAGAAGCTAGGCGTAGTACAGAACAAACTAGAGCCAGTGCAGGAGAAGCTGAAAGAAGGTCCGGGTAAGACACCTACAGCGATTACATTTAGCCCTGCTATGATTGCTGCTAAGAAGATGCAGAAGAAGATACACGACCAACTAGAAGAGTCTGGTGCGGGTAAGCATATGCGTAACTCTGCATTTGAGATGGCACTGTTTGGTACAGGTGTAATGAAAGGCCCATTTGCTACGGACAAAGAGTATCCTAATTGGGATGATGAAGGTAACTATGACCCACTGTTTAAAACAGTTCCGCAAGTACAGCATGTATCTGTTTGGAATTTTTATCCTGACCCTGATGCGAATAACATGGACGAAGCGCAGTACGTAATTGAACGACACAAGATGTCACGTTCACAACTGCGTAGTCTCAAGAAGCGTCCATACTTCCGTGGTCAAGTGATTGATGAAGTTATTGCTATTGGCGAGAATTACACAAAGAAGTATTGGGAAGATGACCTGTCTGACTATGCACCTGAATCATCTATTGAACGCTTTGAAGTTCTTGAGTATTGGGGCATGGTTGATGTCGAAATGCTTGAAGAGCAAGAGATTACTATTCCAGACGAGTTGCAAGACTTTGATGAATTGCAAGCAAACGTGTGGATATGTAATGGCAAACTTATTCGTATGGTACTAAATCCATTCAAGCCTAGCAAGATTCCATATCATGCTGCGCCATACGAACTGAACCCATACTCATTCTTTGGAGTGGGTATTGCAGAAAACATGGACGACACACAAACTCTTATGAATGGGTTTATGCGTATGGCTGTCGATAACGCTGTCCTATCGGGTAACTTGATTATGGAACTAGATGAAACTAATCTAGTGCCGGGTCAGGACTTGTCACTATATCCGGGCAAGGTATTCCGTAGGCAAGGCGGTGCGCCGGGCCAAGCTATCTTTGGAACCAAGTTTCCAAATGTATCATCAGAGAATATGATGCTGTTTGACAAAGCACGTCAGTTATCAGACGAAAGCACAGGTATGCCTAGCTTTGCCCACGGGCAAACAGGAGTATCCGGCGTAGGCCGTACTGCATCCGGCATATCAATGCTTATGGGTGCCGCACAGGGCGGTATCAAGACGGTAGTGAAGAATGTGGATGATTACCTTCTACGACCACTAGGCGAAGGTTTCTTCCGCTTTAATATGCAGTTTGACTTTGACCCCGAAATCAAAGGCGACCTAGAAGTTAAAGCACGTGGAACTGAAAGTCTCATGGCTAATGAAGTACGTAGCCAGCGTTTGATGCAGTTCCTGCAAGTGGCAAGTAATCCTGCCCTTGCACCTTTTGCTAAGTTCCAGTATGTAATCCGTGAGATTGCTACCTCACTGGACTTAGACCCCGACAAAGTAACCAACAATATGGATGAAGCTGCTCTGCAAGCAGAGATTATGAAAGGCTTCCAAGCCCCTGCCACACCAGAAGGTGCAGCACCAGCGGGTGCAAACCCAATGGACCCAACTGGCGCAGGTGGTGGTAATATAGGCACAGGACAAGTACCTGTACCGGGTGAACAAGGATTTAGTGCAAATGGACAAGAAGCAAATACTCAGCAACCTCAAGCCGCTGGTGGGCAACAACCGCCAATGGGAAGCGTTCAATAATTATTTAGATGATGCAATCGCGGGGCATCACAAAGTAATGGAACAATCAACAGATGTTATTGCGCTACACAGACAGCAAGGTGCAATAACCGTATTGCGTAAACTAAAACAACTTAGGGATGAAATCAATGGCTCTGAATAAACAAATGGAACTTTTCGATGAAGGCGGTCTTCTACAAGAAGGCGGCAGTGTTGATGAAGAGTCTGGTAATGACGTACCTGTAGGCTCACTCAAAGAAGAAGTTCGTGACGATATTCCTGCACAACTAAGTGAAGGTGAGTTTGTTATGCCAGCCGATGTAGTTAGATTTCATGGCCTAGATAAAATGATGGCACTACGTGATGAAGCAAAGATGGGTCTTCAACGCATGGACGATATGGGTCAAATGGGTAATTCAGAAGAAGCTGTTATTCCTGATGGCATTCCTTTTAATATGGATGACCTTGAAATAGAAGATGAGCCTATGGAAATGCAGGTAGGTGGTTTTGTTCAACCGCAAACAGGTATGCAATATACCGCACCTTCTTTTCTTGCGGGATATGGGCAAACTCCAACTCAACCTTTTCAACCGCAACAACCTGTATATGGTCAAGGTGCTGTAGGCGGTTATCAACCTACTTTTATGCAGGGTGCGCAGCCACAGCAGCCAGCTTTTCAAGCACCTACCTTCGGTACTTTGATGCCTAAGTATGTAACATATATAAATGAACAAACAAAGGCAGAAATACAGGTTCCTGTAGACGAAGCAGGTAATCCACTTATCCCTGTTGCTGCTGGGTTTGTACTTAAGTCAAGCATAAAGGAAGAAGAAAAGAAACCCGAAGAAACACCAACTGTAGTTCCAACAACAGTAGGGACTGCACAAGTTACCGATTCACGCGATGCTGACCACGTTAAATCAGAAGAAGAAAAGTTTGGTCCGGGCGGTGGTAGATTAGGTATTGGCGGTACTGTTTACGGTGTATCTTTTGCTGATATGGGTACACTACCGGGTGTGCTTGGTTCGGCACAAGGTGCATTTGGACTAGCAACTGGTGAGCCTCTACCTGCAGGTGCTACAGTCACTATGCAAACTCCTACTATAAATCAAGAGACAGGGGCTGATGGTCCACCTGATATATTTACACTAACTTCTGGTCAATATAATTCACTTAAAGATACTATTAAAACTGCTAAAGGCGGTGCCAATAGTAAAGAAGTAAAAGATATGTTAGAAGGTTTTAAGTCTAAGGGCAGAGCAAGACATGCTGTAGATGTACAAATTAAAAATATGCGTTCCTTTACCGATAGTGAAGAAATGAAAAATGCTCTATCTTCCTACAAAGATAACATGGAAAAACAAATTGAAATAGGTAATGTGAAAGAAGACGGTAGCATTATTAACCCATTTGAAATGGCAGGTGCTAGAGGCGGTGGCGGTGGTAGCCAGTTGTTCCAAGAAACATCCGGAGACCAAACATCACAAGCTGCAACATCCGATGATGGGTTTTCTAGCGGCTTTTCATCTCAAGATATACAAGATGATTACGGATATGGCAGTGACTTTGGTTTTAACCAAGGTGGCCTAGCCGCTAAACCTAAACCAAAGAAAACTAAGAAGATGAAGAAGGGTGGACTAGCTTCTAAAAAATAATCCACAATATGTTGGCTACTCATCCCCCATCCCCGACAGGTTGGCTACGGTGGCCCCAACAAGGAGAATAGCATGAACGATACAATCATGGCAGAAGAAATGCAGTCAACACCAAAGGCAGCATTTGTGAATAAACCTTACACGCAAGAAGAACGAGTAAAGCGTGACGAGGAAGAACTAGAAGAACTGATGAAGGCACGTGAAGGTGCAGAAGAAAAGGTAGAGGAAGAAGAAGCTGAACCTACTAACGCAGAAGAGAAAACATTCAAGAAGCGTTATTCTGACCTACGCCGACATCAACAGAAACAGGCAGAAGAATTTAAGACTGAACTAGCTGCGCTTAAAAGTCAACTGGAAAGTGCTACTAAGAAAGAAATGAAGTTGCCCAAGTCCGATGAGGACATTGAACAGTGGGCAGCAGACTATCCTGATGTAGCAGCTATCGTTGAAACAATTGCAATGAAGAAGGCACGTGAGCAATCAACTGCTCTTGAAGAACGCTTGAAAGCAATTGATGAGATGCATAACTCAGCTACGAAAGAAAAGGCAGAAGCAGCACTAATGCAGATGCATCCAGATTTCGGTGAGATTCGTGACAGTGATGACTTCCACGAGTGGGCCGATGAACAACCTAAGTGGGTACAGGACGCACTGTACGAGAATGATAATGACGCACGTTCAGCAGCAAGAGCAATTGACCTCTACAAAGCAGATAGAGGTATTGGCAAAGAAACTAAGAGCAAGAGCAATAAGGGTGCAGCAGAGGCAGTTTCGGCGAAAGATAAACGAAGCAAGCCGCAGACTAATGAAGCGTCTACGTACCTTAAAGAATCAGACGTAGATAAAATGTCAGCACATGAATACGAAAAGCGTTCAGATGAAATCATGGATGCAATCCGTAGTGGCAAATTTATCTACGATTTATCTGGCTCTGCACGATAAAAAGAGTTGACAAGTAGTTATTTATAAGTATAACTATAGTCATGTATGATGTAAACAGGTTAGCTACTTGTTTACATTGTCAATCCGCAAACGACAAAAATCTTCAAGATTACCTGAATAACATGGCCTATTGAGTACATTAGTTGCAACTCTTGTACAAAATACACCCTACGTTAGACAGCCTCTGCCAAGAATTGTATTGTTTGCATCTGTAAAATCCAAAACAATAGGAGATGGATTATGGCTTTCCCAAGCGCACCGGGTTATAATAACTTGCCGAATGGCAATTTTAGCCCCGTAATTTACTCCAAACAGGTGCAGCTTGCATTCCGCAAGGCCGCTGTTTGTGACGCAATTACGAATAACGACTACTTTGGTGAAATCGCAAACTTTGGTGATTCAGTTAAAATCATCAAGGAACCCGAAATCACTGTTAAGGCATACGAGCGTGGTACTACAATCACACCGCAAGACCTTGACGATGAAGACTTCACACTGACCGTTGACAAAGCAAACTACTTTGCATTTAAAGTTGACGACATTGAAGAAGCACATTCGCACGTTAACTTTGAGTCTCTCTCAAGCAACCGTGCAGCATACCGCCTAGCCGACCAGTTTGACCAAGATGTTCTTGGCTACCTGTCAGGCTACAAGCAGTCTGCAATCAGTGGCACACCTGACACTGTTAACACTACTGTTAACGGTACTAAGTCAGTTGCAACTGCTGGTTCTGATGAACTGCTGGCAAGCATGAAGCTGAACGCATCCGACTTCAATAACGGTAACGCCGCTAACTGTGTCGGTCTAAAGCCTCGCGCATCAGAAGCTGTTCCTACAACTGCTGGTGTAGCTAACCCACTTACCGTGATTGCACGTATGGCACGTCAACTTGACCTGCAAAACGTAGACTCTCAGGGACGTTGGTTGGTTGTTGACCCAGTGTTTGTTGAACTGCTGAAAGACGAAGACTCACGTCTGTTTGATTCAGACTTTGGTGGTTCTGGTCTGCAGAATGGTTTGATTCTGAATAACCTGCATGGCTTTAAAGTCCATGTCTCTAACAACCTGCCTAAAGTTGGTACTGGTCCTTCTACTACTGGTGGAACCAACGCCAATAACTTTGGTGTGATTGTTGGTGGTCATTCATCTGCCGTTGCTACTGCTGACCAAATCAACAAGACTGAGACTTACCGCGACCCGGACAGCTTCGCTGATATTGTCCGTGGTATGCATCTGTATGGCCGCAAGATTCTCCGTCCAGAGGCTCTTGTTAACGCCAAATACTGCTTGGTATAAGGAGAATAGATTATGGCACTAGGTGATAACACTCTCCAAGCCGCACGTGGCAACTCGCAGCGTGGGCGTAATCCATACATGGTTCAGACCACATTTGACTTTGCAACAGCACTGTCTGACAAAGGTGGCGCACTTGCCGCTGGCGATGTCATTCCAGTAATTGCTGTTAAAAAAGGCATGATGGTGATGAATGCAGGTATTGAAGTTGATACTGCCTCTGACGGTTCTACTCTTACTGTAGACCTTGGCATGATTGCAGCCGAAGATTTCGTTGATGGTTTTGACGGAACTTCTGCAGCAGGTGTTGTAGCACAGAACCCAGCAGCCTATTCTCCACGGATGGCTGTTGCTGATGACAACATCGACCTCAAACTTGTTACCCTGTCAGGTGGCGCAGTTACTACGGGTAAACTCCGTATCTGGGCTGTCATCATGGATTGCAATGATGAAGGTGACTTGACTGCTCAAGAAGTAGCACGTGACGTTATCTAACTAACACAGTATTGGGGCAGGGCAACTTGCCCCTTTACTTCCATTTTATTATAAGGATGCACAATGGCATACACTTACCTAGACATTACTAATGAAGTCATTGCACGTATGAATGAGGTTGCGCTTACGTCAGCTAACTTTGGTTCTGCACGTGGCTTTCAGGTTCAGTGTAAGAATGCAGTCAATGATGCTATCAACTATGTCAATCAGCGAGAGTTTGGTTGGCCTTTTACACATTCAACACAGACACAAACATTAGTAGCTGGGCAAACACGCTACACTATTCCTGCTGATACACAGTCCGTAGACTATGATACATTCAGAATCAGCAAGGACGATACTTTGGGTGTGTCAGGAATTACTTTACGTATTTTAGACTACAAAGAATATACACAAAAATATATTGACCAAGAAACTACATCAGATGTAGGCGCAGTTCCTATCTATGTATTTCGTACACCGGATAATAACTATGGCTTATATCCATACCCAGATAAAGCCTATGAACTAAAATATGAATACTTCCAAAAGCCTACAGCTTTGTCTGCGCATAGTGATGTGCCTACCATCCCAGAGCAGTTCAGACAAGTAATTGTAGATGGTGCAACTGCATACGCATATCAGTATCGTGGTGAAGCACAACAGTATGGAATTAACTTTGCACGTTTTGAGGACGGTATTAAACAAATGCAAACTATTCTTCTCAATCGTGCTGACTACGTTAGGTCTACATATATTCCCTACTCACAAAGGTATGGTGCTGGCGCGGGTGGATTTTAGAGGTTTTAAATGGCAGATGAATCTGGCCTTAATCCTTTTGTGTTTGCATGTCAAGGTGGTCTAGTTCTCGACCAATCAACCTTTGCAATGCAGCCGGGGATGGCACTTGAACTAGAAAACTTTGAACCTGCCACTACTGGTGGGTACAGACGTATCTCAGGTTATAACAAGTGGAACTCTAATATTGTTCCGCAAGACCAATCTGCCAGTGAGTCTGTACTTATGTCGGCATACTTCAAGGGTAGTATCCTAGCCGCACGTGGACGTAAGATACACAAGGCTGCGGCAGGTAGTGGTTCTTGGACTGAGATAGACTCAGGTAGAACAGGTGCAGGTCGCTATACGTTCTTTAGATACAATCTAGCGGGTACAGATAATATTGTATGGGCTGACGGTGCTAATCACGCATCTAAGTATGATAATACTACAGTAACAGACATTAATGCTACAGGCGCACCTGCAAACCCTAAGTTTGTAACCGGATTCAAGAACGCACTATTCTTTGCTGGTATGTCTTCTACTCCACAGGAGTTAGTGTTTACTGCACCTTACACAGATACAGATTTTTCTCCTGTTAACGGTGCTGGTTCTATTAGAGTAGATAGTGATATTACAGGACTGTTTCCGTTTCGTGATGCACTATATATCTTCTGTGAAGAACGTATCTTTAAGCTGGTTGGAAATACCATTGCAGACTTTGTACTGCAACCTGTAACAAGAGAGATTGGTTGCCTCAACGGATTTACCATCCAAGAATTTGCAGGTGATATTATTTTCTTAGGTCCAGATGGACTGCGTACTGTTGCTGGTACAGAGAGAATTGGTGACGTAGAACTTGGTACAATCAGTCGCGCAGTGCAAGAACGCTTTGAAGGACTGTCTGACGTAGATGAATTTGACAGTGTAATTATCCCAGATAAAACACAGTATCGCATCTTCTTTAGTAATAATGCTACGCCGCGTTCTACCACTACTGGTGTTATCTGTGTACGTAAAGGTGATAGCTACGAGTTTGCAGATATTAAAGGTATCAGGCCAAGTAGCACAGACAACATTGTAGTAGCAGGTGACACTATTGTAGTACACGGAGACTTTGATGGTTACGTGTATCGGCAAGAACAAGGCGATGACTTTGATGGTAACGTAGTAACAGGTAAGTATCGTTCTCCTGATTTGACTATGGGAGATGCAGGAC